TTTGCATTAGATGATTCTGACAGATCAGCCGCTTCTATTAAAGGATTATTTAGCGCATCAGGCGGTGGTTTAAGTTATAACCCATCAACCGGTGTATTTACTGATTCAGATAGATCTGCAGCACAAATTAAAGGATTATTCTCGGCATCTGGTGGAGGTTTATCATATAATAATTCAACTGGTGCATTTACTGATTCAGATAGATCTGCAGCACAAATTAAAGGATTATTCTCGGTTAGTGGTGAAGGATTCACTTATGATTCATCTTCAGGTGCATTTGCATTAGATGATTCAGATAGAACAGCAGCACAAATTAAAGGATTGTTTACTGCTGATGGTAAAATATTAGGTTACAATAATACAACTGGTCTATTTAGCGTTGATAGTGCTGATATAAGTAATATTATCACTGCAGATGTTGATAAAGCATTTGTTGATGCTCTTAATGTAGATGCTGATACACTTGATGGTCAACAAGGTACATACTATCGAATTAATGTCTATAACGCAGCAGGTACTTTATTGAACTAATATATAATGTTATATTATGCTTCCACTGAAACTAGGAAAAGATTACGTTGATTTCATAAAACCTTATGAGGTAATGCATCATGATGTGCTTATCAATGAGGTACGTGATATTGAGAAAGAAATATACGACTTTTTCGGCATATTCATTGTCGATAGAACCCAGACTTTTAAACAAGGATCCACATATAAAATCGTAGAACCTATCCCCGAGGGAGGGGTTCAAAAAACATTTGCTCAATTAGTAGACGAGAGAGCAGAAGAAATAAAAGAAAAATATAAAGGTCGACCACTTGTTTTAATGTGGTCTGGTGGTCTTGATAGTACTACTGCACTTTACGCACTTAACAGTGTTGATTGCCCTATAATAATGCATATCAATCATCATGCTATCGGTGAATATCCATTATTAGCTGCAGAAATATTAAGCGGAAAATATAAAAACATACATACAAAATATGTACACACTGGATTTCTGGGTTCTCATAAAATGGGAATACCTGACGCTAAACATCCTGCTGAATTTGATTATAGAGGATGGCTAGACACATGCAATGATGTGATGGTCATAACGGGTGAAGTAGGAGATCAAGTATTTGGAAGTGCAGTATCTTATCCTCATAGTTTTAAAACACGACAAGATTTTTATAGAAAAAGAGTACCTGAAAATATAGCAAATGAATTACAATGTATTATAGAAAGTTTCTTAAATAAACCTGAGCACCGAATAAGTTTTGGTGAATGGACATGGGCAATTAATTTTACTTGTAAATATCAGAACGTACTATTAAGAATGGGAGCTTTATGGAGATTATCTCCGTTACTTGGAAACTGCGATCATTTCTTTAACACAAAAGAATTTCAATTGTGGTCAATGCAAAACTTCGAAAAGAATGCTAGTTATCAGTCTCAATTTGTATATAAACAGCCAATGAGAGAATATATAGTAAGTAAGGGCGGAGATAGAAGTTGGGCAATGAATAAAAGAAAAATTGGCTCATTATGCCAGGTACAATATAAATGAACATAGTAAAATATTCAAAAGATGAAATGACATCTATCGTAAGCAATACAAACGATTTGTATTCTTATAAAGTATTCATTGGTAAACACACTATACCTGTTGGATCAGACGAATCATTATGGTACGTTGAAGGCGATACAGTAAAGACAGCTGTAGGTAAAAATATCACAGTAGATCAATGTGGAGTTGTTATAAAAGGTTATACTCCATTCGATAGGAGCTGTCAAATAAATCATTGGGCCACGTTGCCATATATTGATGGTTGTGCTACAACTCAGCTATTACCACCTATACGAGTCGGTGATCCTACATTTCAGATGTTGCATATGCCACCTCACTCATCAGAACAAGCTCACCATATACACTCAACAGCTAGAATAGTTTACGTGTATCAGGGTTATGGTGAATGTATATATGGAACAAAAGTAAAGAATCATAGTATGCCTTTAGAAGAAGGTGATACACTTATATTAGATAAAATGGTACCTCACCATTTTATTACACATGAAAAGTCATTAGTCGTTTTACCACTTCACGTTTGGTCATCACCAGGTAAAGACGAATTTAATCATCCAATGTTTAACGGAACACACGAAGTTTAATCCACTTTTGTTATAAATAAGAGTATAACCATGAGGATTAAAAATGGCAACTCCAGCAAGTAGACAAGAATTAATAGATTATAGCTTAAGAAGGCTGGGTGAACCTGTAATTGAGGTCAATGTCGATGAAGATCAATTGCAAGATAAAGTCGACGATGCATTAATATATTATAGAGACTATCACAGTGACGCCACTAAAAAGATTTATCTTAAGCATCTAATAACCGCAGACGATGTAGCAAACGAATATATCACATTATCGAGTGAGATCATATTTGTTTCTAAGCTATTTCCAATATCAAGCACATTCAATACTTCATTTAACTTTTTTGATATTAAGTATCAGATGATGTTAAATGATATTGCTGATCTTCAGAATTATGCTGGTGATTTAGCGTATTACGAGCAGATGCAACAATATCTGTCATTGCTTGATATGAAACTCAACGGTACACCTCAAGTGCAATTTTCAAGAAGAGAAAATAGACTCTACATATTTGGTGATTTCAAAGACGAAGATATAAAAGCTGGTGATTATATCGTCGCAGAAGTTTATCAAATTATAAGTGAAGACAATCACTCTAGTATTTGGAATGATCGTTGGTTGAAAGATTATACTACTGCTTTAATTAAACAGCAGTGGGGTCAAAACTTAATTAAATTCGAAGGAATGACATTACCTGGTGGTGTTCAGCTAAACGGACGTCAGTTGTATGACGATGCTACTGCAGACCTTGAGAGGCTCAGAGAAGTAATTAGATTAGAGCACGAACTTCCACCAGACTTTTTCGTAGGATAATAAATGCAAAATCCATATTTTCAACAAGGACGTAGGTCCGAACAAAACCTATACGAAGATATTATTATCGAGTCTTTGAAAACTTATGGTCAGGACATTTATTATCTTCCAAGAGAAATTGTAAATCAAGACTCTATATTCAAAGACGATATTCCATCTCGTTATGGTAGTGCTTATCGTTTAGAAATGTATATAGAAAATGTCGAAGGATTTGATGGAGATGGAGATTTATTTACAAAGTTTGGTGTAGAAATACGAGATCAAGCAACGTTTATTTGTTCACGTAGAAGATTTAAAAACCAAATTGGTAATAGATTAACCAATAAATTTGATCCAGATAGTATCATAGATTATTATAGGCCTAAAGAAGGAGATTTAATTTATCTTCCTCTATCTGGTTCTATATTTAAAATTAGTAGAGTAGAAGATGAGAGTCCATTCTATCAATTAAGAAATCTTCCTGTATTTAGAATGCAATGCGATCTATTTGAATACAATGATGAAGACTTTGATGTTCAAATCGGTGAAACTGAAAGATTACGAGAAATGGAAGACAAGTTTGCTTACAAATATTTACTTACTGTTGACTCAGATGGTAATGTTGGATCTAGCTCACTTATATTCCAAAATGGAGAAACTGTACAACAAACCTTATCAGATGGAACTATAATATCTGGTGAAGTATCACGACCATTTACAGATTCTGATAAAGTGCTACACCTTGTTCATGTTGGTGCAAACGATGGCGCTTATCATACATTTGCAACAGGACGACAAGTGATAGGACAAACATCAACTGCTATAGCCTCTGTTACAGCTGTATCAGAGGAACAACAAATTATGCAATCAACTCAAGCAGATGAGTTCGATGCATTTGAAGATGGATTTATTGACTTTAGTGAAGGTAATCCATTTGGAGATCCTGAGTAATGTTCGGTAATCATTTTTATCATCAAAGAGTAAGAAAATCAGTAGCTATGTTTGGCTCACTGTTTAATAACATATACGTGTTAAGAAAAAACTCTAGCGGTGATGTTGTAAGCCAAGTAAAAGTACCATTAGCATACGCAAATCGATCTAAAGTTATTGAAAGAATAAATCAGATGGATCAAGGTGAGCAATATGAAAGAGCTGTTGCTGTTAAATTACCAAGATTGTCATTTGAAATAGTTTCGATGACTTATGACCCTTCAAGACAATTATCAAAAACACAAAGTTTATCACGTAGCATTACAGATAATGTAGTATCGAAATATAAAATTTATGCTGGTGTTCCATATAACATACAGTTTCAATTAAACGCTTATGCTAAAACACAAGATGATGCTTTGCAAATCGTTGAACAAATACTTCCATCTTTTAATCCACAATATACTTTAACAGTAAAACCATTTACCGCTTTTAGCGATTATTTAGAAGATGTTCCATTAGTATTAAATGGTGTATCTTTTGTAGATGATGTTGAAGGAACAGTAGAATCTCGAAGAACAATTATTTACAGCTTAGATTTTGAAATGAAAATTAATTTCCACGGAGATTATGGTAGTGGTTCCAAAATTATTCGTAAGACTACAAACAAGATATATAATATAGCGCCAAGTGCAAATACACCTGGTGTTGACTCAGATCAACTATTAGAGACATTAACTGTAGTACCAGATGCTCTATTAGTTAGCCCTGATAGTGATTATGGATTTACGGAGACTATTACACTTGCTGTAGATAGTGCTTAATTTATGACAGATAAAAAAATTGTATCGTTGAAAGATAAACAACGTGAAAAAAACTTAGATGATGATTATAATTATTCAAGAAAGACTTATTACGAGTTATTAGAACGAGGAAAGGAAAGTCTTGATGTGATGATAGAGGTTGCTAGGGAATCCGAACATCCTCGTGCTTTTGAAGTTTTATCGAATATGATGAAGCAAATATCTGAAATCAATGATAAGCTTATGGACTTAAACAAAAAGGACAAAGAGCTAACTAGACCTCAACAAGAAGAAATCAAAAAGATGACTCAGAATAACATCTTTCTTGGCTCTACATCAGAACTACAAAAGTTACTAAAAAAAGAGAAAGAAATAGATGTCACTCCAACCGAAGACTGAAACATATCTTGGCAATATTAATGTCAAGAAAGATGGAGTTCAACAAGATTGGACTCGAGACCAGGTACTTGAATATAAAAAGTGCATGGATGATCCTGTTTATTTCACAGAAAAATATATTAAGGTAATACAATTAGATCGAGGTTTGGTTGATTTTAAATTATATGATTATCAAAAGAAAATGTTTAATCAATTCAATGATAATCGATTTAACGTTGTATTAGCATGTCGTCAATCTGGTAAATC